TTATAGATAAATATCCCCTCCCAAAGGAGGACCATCAAGAGTTACTCCGCTGATATTATCTGTTTGTTCAAAAATATCTCCCCCGAATATCATTTCAAATTCTGATTTAATATCTGCTAAGTATTTTAAAATCGTATTCAACAGTTCACGGAATGTGTCGCAATGCCATTGGATATGAGGAGTTATTTGAGAGAGCACTATAGCTTTAAAGTCATCTAGGCTTTTTGGAACGTTTAAAAATGTTCCTGTTTTTAGTCCTCTCGATATCGACATGTAGTTGAACATCGATAAAATCATTATTGAGCCACCTTCCTGTCTCCTTAAATCATCAAACATCTTTTTATTATGTGGAGTAAGCTTCCTATAAGCTCGGTCTCGCTGATGGTTGAATTCTTCAGTGTATAAAAGAACCTTGTCAGCAGCATCACCTATAAGTGGGCAAAAATATCTTTTCCACCAAGCCTCAAAATATCTCTTTTGAAATTCTAGATATGTCATACCAGTGATATTTGTGTTTTGTGTATACTGCTTTGCTCCTTGCTGAAGCCCATGTTTTGAAATAATAAAACCAATGTTAGCCCCAGTTTCATGCATCACCGTAGTGAACGAATGGACTACGCTCTGAGGCACAGAGTTACTCCAGTTTTTACATTCTACTATGTATCTGATTTTATCTACGCTCTTGGGATCTATTGCGAGAACATCCACATTCACCGAACCACGTGGAGTCTCTACATTGGCTTCGACTTCTGCATATAAGCCAACATTGCGGAAGATGCGTTGGACTCCGTTCTGGAGATCTTTCCAATTCGTTGGTAACGGGTCATCGATCACTTCTGTTTTTCCTATACACTGTCACATGACCCATAGATGCTACTGTATATTACAAAAATCGTCACTCCGGACGGTGCATATTTTAAACTTTGATCTGTTTCTGGCGTAGGGCGTGCAGTCAGATTAGGTTTGCTTTGTGTTATAGAAGCGTCAGTTAACATCTGTGCTACCTACCTTACTCAATAACACCCGCAAACCTATAAATCTTGTGTGATGCCCATTTATTTGGGCAGGATTTTATATCAGGATCTGGAAAATCTGGTCTGTATTTCTGGCCAGTCCTCCTGTTTACGCTGTTCCAACGAAGTACTGTTGATACTGAAACGCCACAGAAGTCGGCGACCTGTTTAGTTGTCATTAAGTTGTTCATTGCTATCCCTCCAGTGGTTGTGCAGTTGAAAGACTCATGCGTATTTGCGTAACTCCGATAACCCGTTAAAGCGTTCCATAAACATCCCGTAGGCATGGCCTGGCGACAGTGGAATAACTTTGAACATCTCTGTTGGCGGGATGCCTTCCAGTACAGGCCAGAAAGAGCCATCATCAAGCCCGAGATCGCGACGTTCGGTTGCCAGCATAATGAGATCGGCATATTTCACTGGCGTGCTCATAACAAGAGGTAACCCGTATTTCTCACGGATTACGGCGTCTATTTTTTCTTCCATCCGTTTATAGTCAGGAAGAAGTCGTTTCAGTGGTGCAGGGATGTCCTGGCAATATGCTTCTGTTGCATCATGCATTAACGCTTCAAAAGCAAATTCCTGCGGCACCAGCTGGCTGCAAAGCACCGCATGTTGGGCGACGCTGTAGAAGTGTGAAAGATGCCCTGCAAAGCGACAGATATTTGAAAGGGAAACCGCGATATCGTTAATAACGATGTCATCTTTATTTATCCTGTCATAATAAAAATGCTTCCCGGAAAAAGTTTTAATAAATGACATTTTGTTCTCCACGTATATGCGCTGCACCGCGCTGAATTTTGGTTAAAGAAAACCCTCGCCATCAGGCGATTATTGAGTCAATTATGTTTCCATAAATGCCCCCGCAGGGGCATTTGCAGTAAGGAAATCAGGCGGTAAAAGTACCAATAAAGGTTTCTACTTTGCTGTCTTTGAATTTCTCAACAAGCAGATCACGAAATTCGTTAGCCATTTCTTCCTGCACTGCTTCCAGCTGAATAATGCGCAGAACCAGTACAGGACGATCGCCAGTGATAATGCTGAGGCGTAATTTAAACGGACGTTCTTGCAGGCCTTCAAACGGAACGCATTTAAATTCAAATGCCACTGGCATAATGTCTTTGGTCTTCGCTTCGACAGATTCCATCAGGGAGCGTTTGCCGCTGAAGTCATTATCTTCAAAATCAGCGGTCTGGTTTGCTTCAATCGTGATTTTACGGACTGCCGCAGCCGCTTTTGTTGCCTGAATGGCGTCACCATTAGCATCAAAGCCCACAAGGTAGTCGGCCCAGTCTTCAATCCATTCTGCCAGTGACTTCTGGGAGTTACGCTCGCCGTTAACAGACAACAGGGCAGAGAACGGTGCTGTCTTTTTCAGTTTGAGAGTGGCGGTGTTATCTGCGTGACCTGGTTCATCAATAGTACCCAGGTTAAGCACACTGACGGCACGCATATTATCAGCATCGATAAAGCAGCGGGTGCCTTCATCTGCAAGATCTTTAGAATAACGGGTAAAATCATCGATGCTGGCAGTGGAAAGCGCGCCACGGAAACGGAAGCGATTCAAATTAAATTTTTCCAGATCATGAATGCGGAAATTCTCAGGCAATGCCACAGCATCGGCACCAATCTTACTGATAATTTCATTAACACCCTGAGCAGAAATAAGGGCATGGATTTGATTAATTGCGGTTGCGTCTAAGTTCTGAGACATAATAAGTCCTCACTATATAAAGATATTCAGTGATGAGATAAATAATCAGTTAATTAAGAACGATATTAATGACCTGCTGCGCGTAGTTTTCCGTCAGGTTCACCGGCAAGAGTCAGTAATTGTCCCTGGTCTTCCTGCAGAATAGTCAGGCGACCACCGCGATTGACATACATCGGCGTTTCGGTGGTGTCTTCTTCGGAAATTTTCCCGCGGTTAGTCGGGCGAACATATGAGAGTTTGTGTTTGATTTTCACACGGTTCTCATCAAATGGTTCGATTTCCAGGTTGAGTGAGACCTTACCTTTGGTTTTCGTGTTCATCACACCGGAAGCGACTTCACTGAGAACTGCGCCGATTTTGGTTTCAAATACGCCGCCGTCCAGCTCCCCGATAAATGCCTGCACATCAGTACTGCGTTCGCTAGCCATTTTGCTGCTCCTCATCATATCGACCCTGCAAGGTCGGTTGGTTTCTCCACAAAACAGAGAAGAACACCTGCGGTGGCAGCCGCCCGGATGGATTGGGTTATGAGCCCGTCGTCCGGTGATGCTCTTCTCTGTTTTGTAAAAAGAGCGGTACCAGCCGGAAGCAAGTGTACAAACTGGTACCGCCAAAGCAGTGGCTGTTGTGGTGGGGTTGTCACTCAGGCGTATGGTCAACCTGACAATCCGGTGTCCTCAACGGGGAAAGAGTAACCCCGCCATACTTACCGCCGCGCCATTTCGCGGATTACCACAACGCTGAGAGCACTTAGCCAGTTACGGCACCACACTTTGTCGCGGCTCTATAAATGCCCTCATCGTTGCACCCTGGTCTCTTCCCAGGCGTCAAACCGGATCGCCACGCTGGTTAGGCGTCTTATCAGCATCATCATTGACTTGCACATTCCGGCTACCTGGTTTGTTTGCCCGAGCAAGAAGTGGATTGTCCCCTTTAACGTCCCCAGACCGCTAACGACGCATGTGCCATACGCCGTGTTACAACCAAATTTTGTTTGAATCTTGCCTGCCTCATGTTTCTTTTGGATACATTATGTATCCCATGGGTACATTGTCAAGTATAAAAAAACCTGCCGAAGCAGGTTCATAAATATTGATTAGGCCTTTATTGTGTATCTTCTTGGTTTTCCCGAGAAAATCACTGTACCAATTATAGAGCAATTACCGTTAATCTTAATGTAAGGCTCAGGCCAGTTTGGGTTTAATGCTTTGAGATAACGCTGTGTTCCATCTTCTATCAATCGCTTGAAGGTGGTTTCGCCTGTATCGTGCATCAATGCAATAACGTCGTCACCGTGGCAGGCAGGGACTTCGGGATCAACAAAAATCATGTCTCCAGGGCGGTACTCATCAATCATTGAATCACCAATCACCCGCAAGATATAAGTCATTTCGCCACAGGGTACAGGGCAGGGGTAAGTTTCTGCTGTGCTCAAATCAACCTCAGAATAGCCAACTTCTTTCCATGCTCCGGCCTGTACCCATGATATGACAGGGACTAACGTTATTTGTTTGTTAGTGATTGAAACATCAGGTTTTTTTGTGATGTTTGTGGTCTGGTGTTCTTGATCAAGCCATCCGACAGGCAGGTCGAAACATTTTTCGATGTGCCGCGCCATGCTGTCACCGATATTTTTAGTAGCACCATCTCCCATAAACCTGCTGGTCTGGGTTGGCTCGCGATCAATCATGGTGGCAAAGGAAGAATTCCCGCCAACACCATCTCTCAGTTTTCTGGCGTTAGACCGCCGGATGTCATGGATTGTTTTCATAACGAAATTAAAACCTTTGTACCGATAAGGTACAAGTATCTTGAAGGTTCATTTCAATCATGTAATATGTATATCGGAGGTACATATTGTATGAAAGCGTATTGGGACTCTTTAACCAAAGAACAGCAGGGCGAGTTGGCCGGAAAAGTTGGCTCAACACCTGGCTACTTACGGCTGGTTTTCAATGGTTATAAAAAAGCCAGTTTTGTGCTGGCGAAAAAACTTGAGCAATGCACGTCAGGTGCAATTACGAAATCTGACTTAAGGCCGGATATCTATCCGAAAGATTAACAGAACACCTTCAATTTTTAACCACAGAACGATGAGGCTAACCGTGGGTAAGTATCACTGGAAAGTAGAAAAACAGCCTGAGTGGTACGTGAAAGCTGTCAGAAAAACTATCGCAGCGTTGCCGGGTGGTTACGCTGAAGCAGCTGACTGGCTGGATGTAACAGAGAACGCATTATTTAACCGCCTTCGTGCCGATGGCGATCAGATTTTCCCGCTGGGATGGGCAATGGTTTTACAGCGCGCGGCTGGCACTCACTACATTGCGGATGCTGTCGCACAGTCTGCTGGTGGGGTGTTCGTATCGCTTCCTGAAATTGAGGAAGTAGAGAACGCCGATATAAACCAGCGCCTGCTGGAAGTCATCGAACAGATCGGGAATTACTCAAAGCAGATTCGTTCGGCAATCGAAGATGGGGTCGTGGAGCCACACGAGCAGACAGCAATTAATGATGAGTTGTATCTGTCAATTTCGAAGCTCCAAGAGCATGCAGCACTGGTCTACAAAATCTTTTGCGCTCCAGAAAAGAGTGACGCCCGCGAGTGTGCAGCTCCGGGCGTCGTGGCGTTTTGTGTCTGTGGAGAAACTAACGCATGAACAGTTTAACGGCAAATAACCGTTTGTCGCAACAGCTGGTGGTCAGTGTCGCTGAACACCTGTTGTTACGGCATGAATGCAGATTACCAAATCACCTGGCTGTAAGTAACCACAGAGAACTTTACCTGACTGTGGGGGGCGAGTTGTGCAGGAACTTAACCGCTGGTTTCGTGATGGAAGAGGGCTTTATGTCCATGTTATTCGTTGGGAGCCAGAAACACAGCGCGTTATCTATCTTCGCAAAGACTACCCGCATGAGTGCTTTAGTCCTTTGTGGAAATTCAGGCGTGATTTTGTTGAGTGTGAAGGACCACCAGCACATTGATTCTGCCATTCCGGGACGTTACACTGTTCAGGCACCTTATAAAGCGGGTGCCGGGATTGGCGTCCTGAAATTGATTACTGAGCATAACCGCGCTCATGCGGTTTTTTCGTGTCATGAGCATTGCTACGCCCAAATTATGGTGGGGCGTACAGGGCCGACTTCGGTCGGGCCGGGTTCGGTAGTCTCCGGTAACGCCAACCCTGTACGTCTCACCACCTCTGTGATTGGCGTCCCATGTGGTGAGTTTTCTAAAAAACTGACTACCGGGGCTGTCACTATGACTACTCTCCCAACCCTCTCTCAACCTGAAATTGCCATCGTTGATGGTCAGGCTGTTACATCTTCTTTGGCTGTTGCTGACTTCTTCTCTAAACGTCATGACGATGTTCTGAAAAAGATTCGCATTTTGGATTGTTCTCCAGAGTTTTGTGCCCGCAATTTTGCGGAGACATCAATTTTGGTACGCCAGCCCAACGGCGGTACTCGCAAACTACCTTGCTATCAAATAACCCGCGATGGCTTTGCGTTTCTTGCTATGGGTTTCACGGGTAAACGTGCTGCCCAGTTCAAAGAGGCATACATCAATGCCTTTAACCAGATGGAGAAACAGCTTTCAAAGCCCGCTGTACCGAGCGACGTTGCACATAACGCCAGTGTTCTCTATTCCTACATTTCATCAATTCATCAGGTCTGGTTGCAGCAGCTTTATCCCATGCTGGAAAAAGCTGAATCACCTCTGGCTGTAAGTCTGTATGACCGAATTAACGATGCGGCATTTCTTGCCCGTCTTATTCATTCGTCGCTGAACTCTTCAGAGGTAAGGGGGCGCAAATGATCCGGAATATTTTCAAACGATTTACCAATCAGACTTTCCGTTGTCCTCGCCCCGGTCAGTGGTACACCACGCCTGCAGGGCATGTTCTACGTGTTAGCCTGGTGGACCGTGAATGTCAGAAGGTGATTTGTGAACCGCTGGGTCGTAATTACCGCGTCAGTATGCCGCTTATAGCCTTTCGCTCCGGAAAAAACATGAAGCATCTCGGAGGTGCGGCATGAGTCTGTTAATGACATCCCAGCCCATTGTGATAAATCGTGATCTTGCATGCCGTATTGGTCTGAATGAGGCAATTGTGTTGCAGCAGCTTCATTACTGGCTGAATGAAACGAATTCAGGCACTGAGCATGGCGGAATTCGCTGGGTTTATAACACGACAGAACAGTGGCTGGAGCAGTTTCCGTTCTGGTCAGAGTCCACTCTGAAACGCACATTTGCAAGCCTGAAATCACTTGGGGTTTTGCGTCGCGAGCAACTCAATAAATCGAAGCGTGACATGACCAACTTCTACACGATCAACTATGAAAGTGAGCTTTTAGAAGAGGTCAAAGTGAACGAATCCATCAGGTCAAAATGCACTTCTCCATCGGGTCAAAGTGACCTGATGGATGGGCGCAAAATGACACGATCCATTGGTTCAAAACGACACGCTGTCATCGGGTCAAAATGGCCCAATGATCTTACAGAGAATACAACAGAGATTACTACAGAGAATAAAACCTCTTCTCGTCCGGACGCTTCGCAACCGGACACGCAAACGGCTGAACAGGAGTTTTTAACTCGCCATCCTGATGCGGTTGTATTCAGCCCTAAAAAGCGCCAGTGGGGAACGCAGGATGATTTGACCTGCGCACAGTGGCTCTGGAAAAAAATCATCGCCCTGTACGAGCAGGCCGCCGAATGTGACGGCGAGGTGGTTCGTCCCAAAGAACCGAACTGGACAGCATGGGCAAACGAAATTCGCCTGATGTGTGTGCAGGATGGTCGTACTCACAAACAAATCTGCGAGATGTACAGCCGCGTCAGCCGTGATCCGTTCTGGTGCCGTAACGTGCTCAGCCCGTCGAAGTTGCGGGAAAAATGGGATGAGCTTTCCCTGCGCTTATCGCCGTCCGTCAGCACGCACACAGAAAAACGTGAAGACCCGTACTTCAAAGCCAGTTACGACAACGTGGACTACAGCCAGATCCCGGTAGGATTCAGGGGGTGATCATGAGTCTTTTGAATGAAGTTCAGAAATTCATTGAAGCCCATCCGGGGTGTACTTCCGGAGACATTGCGGATGCTTTTGCAGGTTACTCACGGCAGCGCGTTCTGCAGTCTGCAAGCAAGTTACGTCAGAGTGGGCGTGTGGCTCACCGTTGTGAAGGAGATACACGCAGACATTTCCCACGCCTGACTGAGAGAGCGCAGGAGCCGGAACCACAACCAGTTCGTGAAACCAGACCTGTGCGCAATTTCTATGTCGGCACTAACGATCCCCGGGTGATTTTGTGCCTGACCCGCCAGGCTGAAGAACTGGAGTCAAGGGGCTTATACCGTCGTGCTGCAACCGTGTGGATGGCGGCATTCCGTGAAAGCCACTCCCAGCCAGAACGAAACAATTTTCTGGCGCGTCGTGAGCGGTGCTTACGGAAAAGCAGCAAGCGCGCTGCATCAGGTGAAGAGTGGTATCTATCAGGGAATTACGTGGGGGCTTAATGAGTAATAAATATTGCCAGGCGCTGGTGGAACTGCGGAACAAACCAGCCCATGAACTGAAGGAAGTGGGCGATCAGTGGCGCACGCCGGACAACATTTTCTGGGGAATTAACACCCTGTTTGGCCCGTTTGTTCTGGATCTGTTCACTGATGGTGATAACGCCAAATGTGCCGCTTATTACACTGCGGAAGACAACGCGCTGGCGCATGACTGGTCAGAACGTCTTGCGGAGCTTAAAGGTGCTGCCTTTGGTAATCCCCCGTACAGCCGCGCCAGTCAGCATGAGGGGCAATACATCACCGGCATGCGTTACATCATGAAACATGCCAGTGCTATGCGTGATAAAGGCGGGCGCTATGTTTTCCTGATCAAAGCTGCCACCAGCGAAGTGTGGTGGCCGGAAGATGCAGACCATATTGCTTTTATTCGCGGGCGTATTGGTTTTGAACTGCCAGCCTGGTTTATCCCGAAGGACGAGAAGCAGGTGCCGACAGGCGCTTTCTTCGCTGGTGCTATTGCTGTTTTCGACAAGACCTGGAAGGGACCGGCAATCAGCTACATCGGGCGCGATGAACTTGAGGCATGTGGTGAGGCGTTTCTGGCGCAGGTTCGCCAGCAGGCAGAAAAACTTGTCAGGGAGATGGCGGCATGACGACGTTAACTCAATGCCAGCAGCAGGTGCTGGATATGCTGATTTCTTACCAGCAAGAGCGTGGCTTTCCGCCAACCAATCAGGAGGTGGCAACCATGCTGGGATACCGTTCAGTGAATGCAGCGGTGGAGCATCTTCGCGCACTGGAGAAAAAAGGCGTCATCACGATAAAGCGTGGCGTGGCCCGGGGGATCACGCTTCATACCGCAGTGAAGGACGACGACAGCGAAGCGGTCGGTATCATCCGCGCACTGCTTGCCGGTGAGGAGAGCGCCAGGTTGCGTGCAGCCCACTGGTTACATGAGAGGGGCCTGAAAGTATGAAGTTGATCCTTCCTTTCCCGCCCAGTGTGAACACGTACTGGCGACACCCCAACAAAGGGGCATTTGCTGGTAAGAGCCTGATAAGCGAGGCGGGGCGAAAATTTCAGAGCGCGGCGTGCGCAGCAATAGTTGAGCAGTTACGTCGTCTGCCGAAACCAACGTCGGCACCTGCTTCAGTGGAGATCGTGTTGTTTCCGCCGGATAACCGGATCCGTGATCTGGACAACTATAACAAGGCGCTGTTTGACGCCCTGACCCACGCGGGTGTGTGGGAAGACGACAGACAGGTGAAAAGAATGCTGGTGGAGTGGGGACCGGTTATCCCGAAAGGGAAGGTCGAGATCACTATCAGTAAGTACGAGAAAACGGCGGGTGCAGCCGCCTGATTAAGAGGAGAAACGAAGTATGAATAATCTGATGGTCATTGATGGTATTGAAGTTCGTCGTGATGCTTATGGGCGTTACAGCCTGAACGATCTGCATCGCGCAGCAGTAGCATCTGGTGCAAATGCCAGAACCAAGGAGCCAGGAAAGTTTCTTTCCAGCCAACAAACTGTTGAGCTTGTTCATGAATTGACCAACACCCAGAATTTGGGTGTTGACCCGGTGAGTGTGATTCATGGGGGAAATGAACGGGGAACGTATGTCTGCAAGGAACTGGTGTATGCCTATGCAATGTGGATCAGCCCGTCATTCCATCTGAAGGTGATCCGTACTTTCGACATGGTAACCAGCGCACCGGAAAAATTATCCGGACAGGCTGCTGACAAGATGCAGGCTGGTGTGATTCTGCTGGACTTTATGCGCCGGGAATTAAACCTGTCTAACTCTTCAGTGCTTGGTGCCTGTCAGAAACTCCAGGAGGCTGTTGGCTTACCGAATCTGGCACCGCGCTATGCCATTGATGCTCCTGCTGACGCGCCTGATGGCTCAAGCCGCCCCACGCTGTCACTGAGTGCACTGCTGAAGCAGTATGGTATCCGCCTGACAGCTAATCAGGCATATCACCAGATGGCGAAGCTGGGGATCGTTGAACAACGTGAACGATACAGCCGCACTGCGATTAACAACATCAAAAAATTCTGGTCGCTGACAGCGAAAGGCTGCATGTTCGGCAAGAACATCACCAGTCCCGCAAATCCGCGCGAGACGCAGCCGCATTTCTTCGAATCCCGGTTCCCTGAGCTGTTAAAGCTGCTCGATACCGTTCATTGAGGTGACCGTGAGAGCGCTACTGACCCCTGAAATTGCCCCGCGTATGGGGATCGTATTGTTCAGGCCAGGTTCAGAGCTGATGCCCCTGTTTATGCAGGGGCGTGTCCTGCTGGAGCCTGAGCCGGAACGTTATTCATCTTTCGCCAGTGGTGCCGTTCCGGCGGCATCACAACCGCTGGCGGATGATCCTGCCGTTCGGGCCGTGTTCCGCAATGAGGCAGTGATCCGTCGTGCTGGTGGCGTGGAATGTCTTGAAAGCTGGTTACTTCGTGAAAAAGGCTGCCAGTGGCCTCATTCCGACTGGCACAGCGAGAACATGACAACAATGCGACACGCGCCGGGCGCAATCCGTCTGTGCTGGCACTGCGATAACCAGCTGCGCGATCAGTTCACGGAACGACTGGAATCAATGGCAACGGATAACTGTACCCGCTGGGTGTTGTCTGTTGTGCGTCGGGATCTCGGTTTTGATGACAGTCACGTTGTGACAATGCCGGAACTGTGCTGGTGGCTGATTCGTAATGACCTGGCGGATGCCTTACCGGAAAGTGCAGCCCGTAAGGCACTGAGATTACCGAAGCCTGTTGTGCCGTCTGTCACCCGGGAAAGTGACCTTGTGCCTTCGGTTCCTGCCACCAGCATCATCCAGGATAAAGCGAAAAAGGTGCTGGCGCTGAAAGTGGATCCGGAGTCGCCGGAGTCTTTTATGTTACGCCCAAAACGTCGCCGCTGGGTTAATGAAAAGTACACGCGCTGGGTTAAGACACAGCCGTGTGCATGTTGTGGAAAGCCTGCTGATGATCCCCACCACCTGATAGGTCACGGTCAGGGTGGAATGGCTACAAAAGCGCATGACCTTTTTGTGTTGCCTTTGTGCAGAAAGCATCACGACGAGCTGCATGCGGATACCGTGGCATTTGAAGAGAAGTATGGCTCCCAGCTGGAGCTGATATTTCGTTTTATCGATCGTGCGCTGGCAATAGGCGTGCTGGCCTGATTTTGTGGAGAAAGTTGATGCGTGATATTCAAATGGTTCTTGAACGTTGGGGGGCATGGGTGGCAAATAATCACGAGGATGTGGAATGGTCATCTGTTGCTGCAGGTTTTAAGGGATTAATTCCTTCGAAAGTAAAATCCCGCCCGCAATGTAGCGATGACGATGGCCTGATCATTAGCTCTGCGATGACAATTCTTAAGAAAAAGGAACCGTATCAATACGAATTACTGGAAATGTATTATGTGTATGGGGTTACATTACGGGCGTTGGGGGTAAAACTGGGGATATCACTTAATCAGGTTGTTATCAGACTGCAGAAAGCTGAAGGGTTTATTGACGGTTGTCTGGCAATGTTGGGGGTATCTTTAGAAATTGATTGTTACATATAGTAATAAATTCAATCAAAGTAAATAATCATATTTTATAATAACCTCCTGATGATACCTGTTCATTGGGAGGTTATTATGGATAAAAATGTAGAGCATGTATTAGTTGATGCAATTGAAAATAAGCAATCTTTAACAGTCGTTTACTTAGGAGGGAGCCAGCCCGGAACATTAAGGAATATTTCTCCGATTAGTATAAATGGGGATAAGTTGCGGGCAAGATGCCATAGTTCTGGAGCAGTAAAGGTTTTCAATCTTGGGAAAATACAGTTACCCAGTGACTCCTGCGCGGTATCTATGCATTATGGAGATTTAGAAGTTAAAGCTTATGAGACGATGCAGAGCGTAAATGACAACTTTCATGCCCTTTATCCTGAAGGACGATGGGGTGTTGATTTTAATGAGCATCGCTTTGCTTTATTTGATTTTTTTAAAAACGGGAAACGAAAAAAAACGGCATTTATGGCAATTGAGTTCAGGGAAAGAGATGAAGAGAAAATAATAACAGGTGTAACAATTGATATTGGTATATCTGGAACAGTGATTTCTGAGAAATCCCGAATCCCAAAAAGACGACCATGGGTAGTGGTTGGTCCCGAACACGGAGAATACAGTACTTATTCAACTTTGGACAAGGCTGCTACAGCGTTTTTTGAGAGGCTTTCGTTGATAGCATCCGGCCTGGAAGATAATTGATTTTATGTTTGGTATTCAGAGTTCGCCGTGCTTAAGAAAGTCAAGATTCTAAAAATACTGAATGAGCTACTTGTGTTATAACAAAAATGCTATTAGTGTGTTAAGAGTGGTTACTTCGCCACACAACTTAAACCCGCCACTGAGCGGGTTTTTTGTACCTGTAAACTTGGTGCAGTACAGTAAACACGCTGGTGGTCGTGAATACTGACTTTTTATCTTGCTGGCTTTTTAGACAAGAGTTATTGGTATGTCATGTTAACCAGAAGGGAAAAAGACATGCTAAAACAGCAAGATATGACAGAAACCGCCGCCGCAGTCCTTCATTTCTTACCTGCTGACAAGTGGGTAACGCCACGCATGATGACGAGAACTACCGGAGTAAGCGAAGCCCGGTGCCAGTTAATACTGACTCAGTTAGTTCTGGCGGGGCTGGCGAAGGATAACGGCGGGTACGGGAATAAATTCAGACGCTGCCGGTAATGGCGGTTTCCTGCTGTGAAAATGGGCGGCTGGTGGGTGTTGGTAGCACCTGCCAGCCATTCGCTCATGCTTACTGGTCACAAGCGAACCACGGCCCACTGCTTTAGCGCAAAAGCAGAGTGAGCCTACCAGAGTTACGCTTACTGATCCATGAAAAATACTGTAAAAATAAACAGTGTTGATTTAATCAACGCTGATTGCCTGCATTTTATTCAGTCCCTGCCTGATGATTCCATTGACCTGATTGTTACCGATCCGCCGTACTTCAAGGTGAAACCCAACGGTTGGGACAATCAGTGGAAAGGGGACGAAGATTACCTTAAGTGGCTGGACCACTGTCTGGCCCAGTTCTGGCGGGTGTTAAAACCTGCCGGAAGCCTTTATCTGTTCTGTGGGCATCGCCTGGCATCTGATATTGAGATCATGATGCGTGAACGTTTCAACGTGCTTAACCATATCATCTGGGCGAAGCCGTCCGGACGTTGGAATGGGTGTAATAAAGAAAGTCTGCGCGCATATTTTCCTGCCACAGAGCGCGTTCTGTTTGCTGAACATTACCAGGGGCCATATCGCGGCAAAAGTGACGGCTATGCAGCAAAAGAAAGGGAACTCAAACAGCACATAATGGCACCGCTGATATCGTATTTCAGGGATGCTCGTGCCGAACTGGGTATAACGGCAAAACAAATTGCCGAAGCCACAGGTAAGAAAAATATGGTTTCCCACTGGTTTGGTGCCAGTCAGTGGCAGTTGCCGAATGAGGCTGACTATCGGAAGTTACAGGCACTGTTTTCCCGTATAGCGGCAGAGAAGTTTCAGGAACAACAACTGGAACAACCACACCACCAGCTGGTGGCATCTTATGATTCACTGAATCGCAAATATTCTGAATTGCTGGATGAGTTTAAATCTCTCCGGCGCTATTTCTCCGTATCAGTCTCCGTGCCTTATACCGATGTCTGGACGCATAAGCCCGTTCAGTTCTACCCGGGTAAACATCCGTGCGAGAAACCGGCGGATATGCTCCGGCAAATAATCAATGCCAGTAGTCGCCCTGGTGATCTGGTTGCTGATTTCTTTATGGGATCCGGTTCCACAATAAAAGCAGCAATGGCGCTGGGGCGTCGGGCGTTAGGTGTTGAACTTGAGTCAGAGCGGTTTAATCAGACGGTGAAAGAGGTAAGTGAACTGGTGGGGAAATAATTCTGGTGGCCACGTTGCGTGGCCTTTTTATTTCCAACACAGCACCCGCAAATATCGCGAGGTGAGAGATGACGAAATGCCTCATAACCCAAATACCTGGCCGGACTGGCTGGAGTTGTTTCAGAGCTGGTGGCGTGGAGACACGCCGCTGGGTGCAGTGATTATGTCGATCGTTATGGCTGGTTTGCGCATCGCCTATTTTGGCGGTGGTGGTGGCTGGAAGCGAAAAACGCTCGAGATTTTGCTCTGTGGCGCTCTGACGCTGACCTTTGCATCCGCTCTTGAGTATGTCGGATGGCCTAAATCACTTTCTGTTGCCATTGGTGGCGGCGTGGGGCTGATCGGTGTCGATGCTATTCGTGGGGCTGCAATGCGAGTAATCGGTAACAAGTTTGGTGGCTCTAAGGAGTAATTTATGCAGGTACTAAATTCCCAGCGTAAAGCTTTCCTCGATATGTTGGCGTGGTCAGAAGGAACGGATAACGGGCGACAGCCAACCCGCAATCACGGCTACGACGTTATTGTAGGTGGTGAGTTATTCACGGATTACTCCGATCATCCTCGCAAACTTGTCACGCTAAACCCCAAACTCAAATCAACAGCCGCCGGACGTTACCAGCTTCTTTCACGCTGGTGGGATGCTTACCGTAAACAGCTTGGCCTGAAAGATTTTTCTCCAGAAAGCCAGGACGCTGTAGCTCTGCAGCAGATTAAAGAGCGTGGCGCTTTACCGATGATTGATCGCGGTGATATTCGTCAGGCTATCGACCGTTGCAGCAATATCTGGGCTTCACTACCGGGCGCTGGTTATGGTCAGTTCGAGCATAAAGTTGACAGCCTGATTGCAAAATTCAAAGAAGCAGGCGGAACGGTCAGAGAGATTGAGGTATGAGCAGAGTAACCGCGATTATCTCCGCTCTGATTATTTGTATCATCGCCTGCCTGTCATGGGCTGCTAATCATTACCGTGATAACGCAATCGCCTACAAAGAGCAGCGCGATAACAAGGCCAGTGAACTGGAGAAGGCGAACGCTACCATCGCTGACATGCGGAAGCGTCAACGTGATGTAGCAGAACTCGACGCAAGATACACAAAGGAGCTTGCTGATGCTAACGCGACTATCGAAAGTCTCCGTGCTGATGTTTCTGCTGGGCGTAAGCGCCTGCAAGTCGCCGCCACCTGTGCAAAGTCAACGACCAGAGCCAGCGGCATGGGCGATGGAGAAAGCCCAAGACTTACAGCAGATGCTGAACTCAATTATTACCGTCTACGAAGTGGAATCGACAGGATAACCGCGCAGGTTAACTACCTGCAGGAATACATCAGGACGCAATGCCTTCGATGATAGCGATAATTTTACTCATCATCCTTCACATCTGGCTCTGTAGACAGGGTGGTGATCACTTCTGGAGTGAATCCAGATTAAACATCTCATTGCTGATGCTTGAAGTTGAGCATCTGGCGCGCGGTAAGGGGCTGCGTTGAAATAAGAGCCAGTCATTAAAAATACCTGGATTTAGCCTCGCATTCGCGGGGCTTTTTATTGCCATTACAAAAGCCACTCCCTACAGAGTGGCTTTGATAATGACTTATACCCTACACGGGATAACTTAACTGATATCCCTTTTAACGGATAAAGGTATTCAAGCCTGACACATCATGCGCTGTATCGTCGCCGTATTCCCGTATTAACAGAGACCGTAGCCCGACGGGGAACTCCTTCTGCGAGAGTGTGCGGGAATAATCAAAAACGATGCACACCGGGTTTTTACCGCGTTTATGGTTCGCGGGTTTGTCCCTCATGCTCGCCAGTCCTGTGCGGGGGTGGAAGAAACAGGATACTCACACAGATTCTTGTGGGCACGATGCTATTCCTTTCTGGATTATCCCGATGCCATTCATGCAAGGCGCTGTATCAGACGTTCGTCATGGCTGTCAGGCTGACGGGTCCTCCCGGTGGGGTGGCCTGCCACGGGGCGGGAGCGGCGCGGAAAAAGGCTAGTTTTTGAAATTTCATTCGTCATCACCACTACTGTAATGCATTGATATTGCATTAGTTTTATTTTTATGGTGTCGATTTTGATTGTTTTTTGTTCATCACTAACACCGTTTGCCTAAAGTTGTTCGCAAGATGCATGTTTAAAACATTCTGGAGCGGGTATGGATCAAGAGTTAAAAAATCTGACGCTGAATATCAGTCAACTGGCGGCACTGTCAGGTGTACATCGCCAGACTGCTGCGGCAAGGCTGCAAAATCTACCCGTTGCAGGGGGGCATGAAAGCAACCTCAAGCTTTATCGGGTGGTTGATATTGTGTCGGCATTTCTGGCATTACCACCGCCGGTTGCAGAAGGCGAAATGGACGCGCATGAGCGCAAAGCCTGGTATCAGTCTGAACGTGAGCGTCTTAAGTTCGAACAGGAAACGGCACAACTCATTCCGGCCAGTGATGTCAGACGGGAGTTTGCCATCTGGGCAAAAGCGGTCGTGCAGGTGCTGGAGACATTACCGGATATTCTTGAACGTGACTGCGGTCTGCAGCCTGCCGCTGTGAGCCGTGTTCAGTCCATTATTGATGATCTGCGCGATCAGATAGCCCTGCGGGTGACCGAAGCAGGTGCGGATGATGAGGAGGAATTACAGCGGGAGGAGTAATGCTGAATCAGGAAACCGCAAAGGCAGCACGAACCGATTCAGGTTATATCCTTCGCGCACCGAGACGAATGCGGGTTGCTGATGCCGTTGCTCAGTATATGCGGGTGCCCATGGGGGCAGGGAACTCAGTCCCGTGGGATCCGCTGGTGGCACCGTATGTTATTGAGCCGATGAACTGCCTGGCCTCGCGTGAATACGACGCAGTGATATTTGTTGGCCCGGCACGAACCGGCAAGACTATCGGCCTGATTGACGGCTGGGTGATTTACAACGTGATTTGCGATCCTGCTGATATGCTGATCATACAGATGACGGAGGAAAAAGCCCGCGAACACTCCAAAAAACGACTCGCCAGAACGTTTCGCGTCAGCCCGGAAGTGGTCAGTCGCCTGAGTCCGAACAAAAATGACAACAACGTTTATGACAGAACATTCCTTGCTGGTAACTACCTGAAAATCGGCTGGCCGTCAGTCAATATCATGTCCTCATCAGATTATAAATGCGTCGCGCTAACGGATTATGACCGTTTTCCGGAAGATATTGATGGCGAGGGGGATGCTTTCTCTCTTGCCTCAAAACGTACCACAACATTTATGTCCAGTGGTATGACGCTGGTGGAGAGTTCCCCCGGCAGGGATGTGAAGGATGTGAAATGGCGACGGACTTCACCGCATGAGGCTCCACCAACCACGGGGATACTGTCGCTCTATAACCGTGGCGATCGCCGTCGCTGGTACTGGCCTTGTCCACACTGTGGTGAGTATTTTCAGCCCTGCGGCGATGTGGTTGCTGGTTTCCGTGATATTGCCGATCCCGTGCTGGCAAGTGAGGCGGCTTATATTCAGTGTCCTTCCTGTTCAGGACGGATTATGCCTGAACAAAAACGTGAGCTGAACGGACGTGGGGTCTGGTTGCGGGATGGTGAATCCATCAATGCGGATGGCAGTCGTTATGGTGATCCCCGACGCTCACGTATTGCGTCATTCTGGATGTAGGGTACATTTCTTACCTGTTTTTATGTTCTGGTGTCGTTTTGTAGTCTTTTCAATGAGTTGTGATTTTTTGTGTTTCCTCTCTTTACTTGATAATGAGTTAGTTTATCGCTTGTTATCGACTTGAAAGGACTACATGACGGACTAAAAAATGAGGGCGATAGATGCCGGTAAAGCCATTAACCGTGACTGAAGTTAAGGGAATGAAACCACGTGAAAAGGACTATGCCGTTTATGATGGGTTCGGTTTATTGCTGAATGTGAGTAAAGCTGGTGGGAAAGTGTGGCGTTTCCGTTATAGCCATCCGATAACGAAGAAACGGCAGACATACACGATAGGGCGTTTTCCTGAATTCTCACTCGCGGAAGCACGGGAAATACGTGATGAACTTCGGCGAATGATTGCACGTGGAGTTGATCCAGTGACAGAGAAGAAAAATCGTAAAATTGAGATGTCACTAAAAAATCTACAAACATTTGAAGCTGTTGCTAATGCATGGATCGCTTTTAAAAAGGGATCGGAATTGCGGAAACCTACGCTGTATAATATCGAATATGAAGTATACAAATATCTTGTTCCTTTCTTTGGTAAGTACAGCATAGAGAAAATTACAGCGCCAGTAGCTATTAATGCTCTGGATGCCGTATCCGATAAGAATGCGTTGCAAAAAAAATTAATATCAAGATTAAATGAAATTATGAATTACGCTGTAAATTGTGGAGCATTGAAAACGAATCCATTACTTAAGATAAAAACTGCATTCACAGGAAAGAAAAATAAATCATTAGCTGCACTACCTGTTGAAAGATTGCCTGAATTTCTGAGTTGGTGGGATAGTGTGCCTCATAAGTATCAAATAGCTCACAATGCACTTTTATTCCAGATATTGACAATGGTCAGGCCAGGTGAGGCGATTAAAGCAGAGTGGTCCGAGATTGATTTTGATTCTGGCTTGTGGATTATCCCCGCGCATAAAATGAAATGCCATCGTGAACATGTTGTGCCTCTCTCATCACAGGCTATTAGAATCCTAAGAACAATGCAGAAAATAAAAAGAGGGCGTTATATATTTTTTTCCTCCAGAACAAAAGATGCTCCTATGGGAAAGAATACTATCAATACCCCAATTGCTGCCAGCAAGTTCAAAGGGATTGTAACGTTACACGGTTTTCGTTCGATGTGGAGTACGCTTTTAAATGAGGAGGGTTTTAACCCTGATGTTATTGAGGCTGCATTAGCACATAAAAGTGGTGATAAAATAAGAGATATTTATAATAGAGCTACTTATTTAGAACAACGCAAAATTATGATGCAATGGGTAGGAGATTTTTTTGATGAGGCGAGAAAAGGGGTAATTAATAGATCCGGTGGTAAGAAAGGTTTGAGAATAGTAAATGGTTGAGGAGTTCAGCAAATGAATACCAATGAAGATATTTTATTTACTAAAGACGTAATGAAAATTTTGCGCTATGGGGCAATGAGCGCATTCATCAATTTCTGGAAAGATGAAAATAATGGTTTTCCTCAACCGTTCAGAATTGGGCGGCGGCATACCTGGCACCGTAGAGATGTAGAGGCATGGTTAGATAAACAACGAGAACAGGCCAATCCCCACTAATAATATCTTTCATACCCCGCACGCAATGCGGGGTTTTTTGTATGTGAGGTAAAAAACGATGAATAAAAATATTGCCGTGACGGGCAAGGGGTACGCTCGTTCAGTAAAAAAATTCTGCGATATTCGTGATCTTGTCGTTCTGCGCTTTGATGGCGTGGATGTTCGTGTGGTGTATCTGAACGGCGATCCGTGGTTTGTTGCAAAGGATGTTTGTGAAGCTCTGGAAATAAGCAACTCACGCGATGCTCTAAAAGCTCTGGATGTGGATGAGAAGAATACCGTCGCTTTAAGCTACGGTATTCGCGGAAATCCAAATCATAGCGTCGTTTCTGAATCTGGTTTTTACAAGCTGATCGCCAGAAGTCGCAAAGCTGTTACTCCTGGCACGTTCGCCCATCGTTTCAGTAACTGGGTATTCAGGAATGTGATACCAGGTATCAGAAAAACGGGGGCTTATGGTATCCCGTGGGGTGCATTACAGGATTTTTCCCGCCGTAAAGAGCAATATCAAATAAGTGCCAGCGAGAAGGGGAGGGAGCTACAGGCATGTAAGCGCAAAAAGCGTGAGCTGGAGGAAGAAGAAAAAAGGCTGATACGTGAATATCAGCCTGAGTTTTACTTTGGTGAGCGTATTCAGTAACCACGCGCATTGCTGATTATACGATACATCGTGTTAACCGGGAAGCTCCCCACCAGCAAGGCAAAATCTTCTGCTAAAAAATGACATATGAGCAGCCGTCCTGAAAGCATGAAGTTTTGCAGGAATAGATGCTGCAGTTCTTTATTTTATCAATTGGACTTTAGATAAAAGTAAAGGCGACCGAGGTGGTCGCCAGTTTTATTTTTATATTTTTCCCTATTGCATCAACAATGAATGTCTTATCCACATTACGAGGGATGGAATAATTTTTATGTATCCGCCATATGCCCATATAATGGTGCCAAAAACAGTTAGTCCAACCCCGAGTACTTCAGCTTTTATTTCCTCTCTGACCTCAACTCGAGCTTTAGCTAAGTTTTCTTCTCGTATCTTTTGTGATTCTTCCGCAGACAATGGCGGGCCAGTTACGCCACTGCGTGAATTAATTTCAGCTTCGCGATTAGATAATTTTTTTAAAGTTGTGAACTTGATTGTATACAACAATCCAAAAACTGAAATAATTGCACCTGAGCTGGCGAATAGATTCATATCATTAAGATATTGGCCGAACAAAAAGCTTGCTCCACAAAAAACACATAATATGGCAATGGATGTTTTTGCACCGAGTATTTTTAGTAATATTGTTCTAAATCTCTTCATTGTTAATATATCCTATCATAGAAGTAGTAATTCACCCCTTAGGTTCGATACCGCGCCGCTTTAGTTCGGAGCGCCCTAACTCTTTAAGCCAGTTAGCAAGGCTTACACCATCATTATTAGCCTCGCTATCAAACTGTTCTTTCAGTTCTGGAGCTATACGCATATGGAAAGGGGGAGCCTTTCCTGTCCCTTTGGGTTTTTTATCGCGTTTAATTATTGTTGACATGTGTACACCTATGGCGTTATGTTTTCATTCGATAGGTGTACACATTAACACGTGTGCATTTAATAACGCAACGCCCCGCAGTGCTGGAACACATGCAGGGCGTCTAACCACCAACGATAGCAACAGTATCGAGGTAGCTATGTTAAATCATACCACACACCCGCAAGGGCGGGACTCGCACGACCTGAATAAATACATCTGGCGTTTTATCGCCCTGAGCACCGCACAACCGCGCGTGATTCACATCGTGGCCAGCAGCGAACAGGAAGCACGCCAGCAATCCCCGGCTGGCTGCGTGATGGTATTCGCCGCCCGTATTCGTCAGGGGGTGTGCCATGCCTGATATGTCAAATTACCAGTACCTGATTAATCCGCATTTTAACTGTGAGCATGATATTGCTAAAAAGGTTTATTCCGCTGCGGATGGGGCTACTGACAATATATCAATGGGTATTGCGTCAATTGGTAGCCTGATGTGGCATGCGTCAGAAAATGAGGACTATGACGAAAAGGCCATGCGCATTGATATGGGTAATATCGGTTTGTTACTGGCAATGCTTGGACATTTTGATATTTCGTTACGGTGCACCATTGAAAATGCCACAGATGCATTAAATGCTATAAAGAAAGCGAATACTGATTCAAATCGGGGATAAATAATCATGAGAACGTATTTATCTGGCTTGACTGCCAGCGGTTATGCACACCCCCAAATTATCCCCGGCGCTATTTATCTGGATAAGAACGGTAACAGAGTAACGGTAAAAGAACTGATGTTTGACCGTGTGTATTTTATCCGTGATGGCTATTCATTTCTTAGTTCGCTGAACGTGGAGATCTTTATTTGCAGATTC